TATGACTTGGAGCTTGCCGGGTTTGAGAACAACGATGTGGCGAACCTGCTTGAGTTAAAGGATAAAAGCGAGGAGGGGGAAACCAAGTTTTCCGAGGCCATAGGGGAATCCAACAATTACATTGTTTTGACGTTTAAAAACGACCTTGATTGGCTTTCTGCACAATCTCACTTTGAGCTTGAGACAGTAACTGCCAAGCGTCAGAACGGAAAACCGTGGTCAAAGGGCATTGGTAGGGTCATTGATGGAGCCAAATACCTGACAAAAATAACCAAACAGGGGACAGAAGGGTGAGTGAGCCGACAATCATTTCTCCCTCCTACAAGCGGGCTAATGGACTAAAAACCCACAAACTAATTGAAAACGTCACTTATTGCGTCGGTGAGTCCGAAAAGGAGGAATACGAGCAGCAGGGCGTTCAAGTGGTTGCTTGCCCTGACAAGGTGAATGGGAACATTGCCAGAGCTAGAAATTGGATATTGGACAAGTATGCCGACCAAATGCTTGTTATTGTGGACGATGATATTGAAAGAATCGGCAGGCATGAGCCTTGTGGGGATTCTTACCGGGTTAATTGGCTGAAACCCGATGATATTAGCGGATTTATTCAACAAGGATTTGAGTTGTGCGAAGGATTTGGGGCAAGGCTTTGGGGTCTAAACCCAGCCAGCGACAAGGGCGGCTATCGAGAATATACGCCTTTTGGATGCAATTCCTACATAAGCGGATCTTTTTCCGGGTTTATCAAGCCAGAGCTTCGATATGATGAAAGCCTGCCCTTAAAGGAGGATTACGACATGACCATCCAGCAATGTGACACATACCGAAGGGTGTTAAGGCTTAACATGTTTCACATGGTGAAGAATGACCACGGGAATAAGGGTGGATGCGCAAATTACCGAACGCTTGAAAGGGAAAAGGAGCAGTTTCTGCTGTTTCAAAAAAAGTGGGGGAGCCGAATCGTAAAGCGCGATAACGGGAGCAAATCGGATAAAACAAAGGAGGCAAGCTACGATATAAACCCAATTATCAAGATTCCAATAGGAGGAATCTAAATAAAACAGTAATCACTAACACCGGAAAAAAGGAAAAGTTGCATGAGGTTAAGCGATGACCATATCCAAATTTCTCACGGTAAATCCAGCTCACAGCTTCAACCTGACGAAAGATGGGTGAACAAAAAGCAAACCCCCAGACCAAATGGCAAGATTATCGTCTATAAAGACCATATATACAAAAGAAATGGCGAATATTGGTTCGGGAATAAACGCGTTAAAGACATAATAAGGGGAGCCAGAGAGCAGGGGCTAATTGTCGGCCCCCCGGTACACAAGGACTGTCAAGACGTATAACAGTTTCAAACTGATAAACGTAAAAATAAGCAAAATAAACTATTGACTAATCCCAAAGGCACAATGCCAACTCCTTGCCCATGAGCGGTAATGGCGCAACAACGGGAAAACGCTTAACTTCCCCTAAACCAGCGAATAATGGGAAGCACCCCGGAGGCAGACCAAGGTTGGTGTTTGATTTGGACTTGGTTGAAAGGCTTGCCGGAATCAATGCAACCCTCAATGAGATGGGAACGCTGCTAGGCTGCTCGCATGATGTAATCCAGCGTCACATGAAAGATGAGGATAGCGAGTTTCGCGTTGCCTATGAAAAAGGGAAGGCCAAGCTCAAAACCTCGCTCAAGAGAAAGTTGGTTGAACAGGCTATACAGAACGATAATGTGGCCAGCTTGATCTTCGCTTTGAAGAATGTATGCGGATTTACTGACAAGGCAGACGTAAATGTTGAGCATTCCGGGCATTTGGTTACTGATGAAAAGACCTTGATTCGTTCATGGAAGGGGATGCTTGGAGCCCCCAACCCGGAAAACAACTAGAGTGGACAAGGAGAAAAGAGCAGAAGCGTTGTTTAAGCTGATGCTGCCCTACCAGCAAAGATGGGTAGCTGATTCTTCGCGCTTTAAGATATGGCTTAAATCCCGGCAAATAGGCGGTTCACTTGGTTCAGCGTTTGAGGCGGTAGCAAGCTGCATGGACAAACCTTTTACTGATTGGGTTGTATTGTCGGCAGGCCAAAGACAGTCGGAGGAGTGGATGCTTAAGGGGAACCGCGTGGCCAGAGTGGTTTGCAATGCCTTGGGAATGGGAACGCCGGACTGCAGGAACAGCGAGGTTAGGTTCAGCAATGGGTCGAGAATCCTTGCCTTGCCAGCCAACCCGGACACCGTGCGTGGTTATTCTGCAAACTTGGTTCTGGACGAGTTTGCCTTCCATGAAAGACCAGACCGAATTTATGAAGCGATTTACCCTGCCATATCCAACCCGTTAAGGGGAGAGCTTAAAATAAGAATCATTAGCACCCCGGCGGGAAGGAACTCAAAGTTTTATGAGATTTGGAACAAGTCAAATGAGCTTAAGTTTGTAAGGCATAAGACAACTATTCATACGGCGATTGAGGAGGGGCTGCCGATGAATGCCGAGGAATTAAAGCGAGGATTGGATGACCCGGACGCTTGGGAACAGGAATACGAATGCGAGTTCGTTGATGCTGCCAATGTCCTTTTGCCTTATACGTTAATTGATGAGTGCGTGAGTGAGGAGGCGACAATTGATTTCGATTACACAACGGGAAGACAGTTTTTCACGGGCATTGATATAGGGAGAAAGCATGACCTGACTGTTTGCTGGACGCTTGAAAAGGTTGGCGATGTTTATTGGACCAGAGAGGTTTTGACGTTAAAGGATACTCCCTACCATTTGCAAGAGGAGCTGCTGTCTGACAGGATTAACCGTGCGAGCTTTGCTGCAATTGATTCAACAGGAATTGGCAATGCGGTTAGTGAGTCGCTTGCCCGGAGGTTTGAATACAAGCTTGAGGAGTGTAACTTTACGCAGGGTTTTAAGGCTAAAATCTTTCCCGGTTTAAGGAGGGCTTTCCAAGAGAGATCCGTGCGTGTTCCAAGGGATAAGGCTATCAGGGAAGACTTGCATTCGGTTAATGAGGTAACAACGCCGGGGGGAAGCAAGATGTACAGAGCTTTGAGAAGGGCCGACGGACACGCAGACAGATGCACGGCGCTGGCATTAGCTAATTACGCTTCTTTGCTCAATAGGGGAGCAGGGGCAATAAGTGACACAGACAACATAATACTCGGAAGGGCAAAGCTCGCCGGGTTGAGGCCTACACTAGTATGATAAAAGAATTAAGTAACCGCTTGAGCACCTTGTTTAAGGTAGAAGCCAAAAAGGCAAAAGGGGCAACCATCGGAGGAAGGGTAATTGCCCCAAATACCCGTGACAGGATGGAGAGCAATGCGCTGGGCAGCAAACAGAGTCCGGCCAACGTGATCGCTATTCTCCGGGCGGCATTGAGCGGGGATATTCGGCAGCAATACCAAGTCTACGAGCTAATGGAGGACTCATGGGCTAGGTTGTCAAAAAACCTGCATGAACTTAAGAGTGCAGCTGCGGGAGCAACTTACACCGTAATGCCTTTCACAGAGAGAGGGGAAAGGCCGACTGATACGGCTCAAGCGAAAGCCGACTTTGTTCAGCTTTGTATTGATAGGCTAATAGGTAGCCCAATAAATGGGACGAATGGTTTCCGAAACACTATCTATGACTTATGTGATGCTGTAGGAAAAGGATTCAGCGTGCAGGAGATAATTTGGGAGCCGACAGTGGATGGGATATTGCCAAAGGAAACCTATTTTTGCCACCCCCGGTACTATTCGTTTCCATTTGATAGGCCCGACTTAATGCTCTCGCCTCAAGGTGATGGAACTTACGAGGAGTTTCCAGACGACAAGTTCCTTATTGGAATCTACAAAAACCGATCCGGCAACTCAATGGGTTACGGGTTATTAAGACAGCTTGCTTACTGGTGGAGTGGTCAAAACTATTGCAGGGATTGGTTGCTTAATTTTGCCCAAGTGTTTGGTCAACCGTTAAGGTGGGCAACCTACGATCCGGGTTCATCAGCAAACATCAAAAACGACATTGCCGATATGTTGGAGAACATGGGTGCGGCAGCGTGGGGAGCTTTCCCTGCTGGGACTCAGGTTGAGTTTAAAGAGGCGGGTAAGTCTGGACAGGACAACCCTCAAAGCTATTTCATAAATTTGGCAGACAAACTGTGCGACATTACGATTCTAGGGCAAACGCTGACTACTGATGTGGGTGATTCCGGCAGCAGGGCCTTGGGTGAAGTGCATGAAGATGTTCACCGAACAAGGTTGCAAGATGTTTGCGAGTGGGTGGCCAATGTTTTGAATGAGCAACTTGTTAGCTTTATATGCCATTTAAACTATGGCGACCATGATGAGATGCCAGAACTGGTTCCTGACCTAGCTGGGCCAAGTGACCCTGTGCTTGAGGCTCAACGCGACCAAATCCTTTTGGGTAGCGGAGTGGATATGCCAAGGGAATGGTTTTATGACAGGCATGATGTCCCAATGCCGCAAGAGGGTGAGGAGATTATCACGCCGCCGGAGCCTTCACCAATGGCGCAGCCGCCAATGTTTGGTAAGGATTCAACTGTTGAGGCAAGGGCAGAACCGGGGCCAAGGGATAAGCTGCTTAACAGTGTTATGGAGGACTTAACCGGGATAAGTGAGGAATGGCTTGCTCCGGTAAAGCCAGCGTTTGTTCAGCTGGTGGCAAAAGCGTTGGACGATAAAGTTTCAGATGCAGACTTTGAAAGGGCAATTATGAAAGCTGCAAACACAATGCCTGAGCTTTTCGACAAGCTGGACACCAAGACACTGCAAGATGCCATGGAAAGAAACATGGGTGCTGCGATGGTAAATGGTGCGGTTAAGCGATTTGAGGTTTCCCCAGAGGAATGATTGCTGCGCAGGTCAAGGTTGATATTGGCCAGCTAACGGGGGATCAAAACCCCGAAAGGATGAACCCTTCAATGATGGTTGGAGGAAGGGCTGTAACCGAATATCTCAAAAGGTTTTACAGAGAGAAGGACGCAAAGGAACCCAATAAGCTTGCCCCAAATAGAAGAACCCACTTTTGGCATAGGAGAATAGGGGGGAGCGTTAACCTTCCCAAGCAAGAGGGTGATGGGGTTGTGTCCGTATCAATCAGCAGCCCAATTCTTCCGCACAAAATCAAGGGGGGAACAATAAATGCGAAGAGAGTTCAATACCTCACGATACCCATAGCGCCGGAGGCGTATGATAGGCCA